CCTATTTATGGCGGATGAAAGAAACTTTAAAGACATTGGAGATGAGGCTCCCCACCTCTATAAGATGTACCTGGCCTCTTTTGGTAAGAAGATGAACCAAGCAAGAACTAACCTAGGACTGAATAGAGTTGCACTTATAGAGACTAGTGTGGTTAAACTAGGAACCCTAGTTGCTAGTGACGGTCGTGTATTCCAAAATTCAATGGCTGGTAGGACACAACTAGAACGACATGAAAATCGCCTTAAGGAGGCAAGCAATGGTTAAAAAAGTATCCGCTTCATACAAGGTATCTATTATAAAACAAGACCTTAAAGGGGCAGCATGGCTAGTGAAGAGCGTTAAATCAATTACACATGTACCATATGATGATACAGAATATTCAGCATGGGCTAATGCATCTGCAGCAAAGCGTTGGGTTAAAGAACTTGTGAAGGCCAACACACCGCGCAAGAGTGTGAAGATGATTGCTGGAACTACTCTAGATGCAAAAGGAAAGCCACTCTCATTTACTGGTGAACTTCTATTTAAAGTAGTGCCTGAATAATGGCGTGGGAACAGTTAGACATGTTCCCAGATTGGGAGGGGGACAGTAGTGGATGGATTAAAGAGGAGCACCCAAATCAGTTTTTGAGATTGTATGGAGATTTTATGGGAGGCATTGCTTCTTGGTTTTTACATAAGTCGCTTCCATATGCCACAAGGTATTCAAACCCCGCATGGGATACCGAGAAGGAAGGCTAGATGTATGACATAAACGACTTGCCCTCATTAAAGAGGCACTGGTTATTACGCACATCTAATATTCCACGTCGTTTTATTGGTCTTGAACCGAGTGACATTGTTGAAAGAACTGGCGAATTTTCTCTTGAGATAAGCACTTGGGTTGATGATGTGCTGGGCTCTCATGTGATAAAGCAAGTGGGGAAGATTGGTACCAACGGCGTTGGGCTTCTACTAGATGGTGGTCCAGGCATAGGTAAGACGACGCATGCCGTTGTTGCAGCGATGGAAGTCATACGTAGGTTACCCGACGATACCGAGGAGTGCAGAAAGTTACTTGGTATGAGCAGTAGTGACTTCGGAATGCAGTCTCGCCCCGTTCACTACATAACGTATCCAGAGTTCTTATCAAAGAAGAAGTCTTCTTTTGATGCAGACCCCGAAGAAAAGAAACAAACTATGTATGAGATAGATGGAATGCATGGTCGTTCTCGTTTAGACCATCTAAATGTTCGGATTCTTGTGATTGATGACCTTGGAAAAGAATATGGGTCTAAATACGATGAGTCATCATTTGATGAGATACTACGTTCTAGATATGACAGGGGATTACCCACAATCATAACTACCAATGTCAGACTTGAAAATTGGGAAGAGAAGTACAAGCAGGCTATGGCAAGTTTTGCTCACGAGGCATTTGTCAGAGTACCTATTGTTGGTTCTGATTTACGAGCAGCCCTATGAGAGGAACCTGTATGGAGCGTCAATGGAGAACTGTTCAACTCTTCATCTCTGCTCAGGCTGCTGGAGTTTTTGAAGTTGAAGTTGATGCTGCAACAAAGAACACCAGGTGTAATTGTCCTGTGTGGAGGAAGACAGCCAGTTGTAAGCACGCTAAGTTTGTATCAAGTAGAATGGATTTAAACAGGGGGCACTACGCCATACTCGTCCCAGAGCACGTGGCTGAAGAGGCTGCTATGCGGGCCAGTGAAAACCCCGAGTCTTTTAGAGAGTTCGTTGTAAAGTATGCTAAAGTCGAAGTACTATGAAAAAGGGAGACATATCAAACGTCTCCTCCCCCCAAGTAATATGTATAACAGATGTTGTAATAGGATTACGTGAAGAAGAAGTAAAGAAATTTCTATCTAAAAAAATAGAAAGAAAAATTGGTGACATAGATAAACTGGCCGCTAATAAGTTGTGGTTAATTTCAAATAACTACGGCATCTCGTTAGAGTTAGCAGGATTTGAAAATCAAGGATGGACAGAAGTTCTACTTGATATGGCTTTTGAAAAATTAGAACGACGAATAGTGAACCCATTTAATTATTGGCAATTATATGAGAGTCCTCAAGACCTGGTTGAGACACTTCCTTATCGTGCTAATCTTAAGGGAGTGATTGATATTGCTGGTAGGGTAGCCATGTACGGTTCTGCAGGAATTGAAATAAATAATTTGTAGGAAAGGGAATCGTGGCGGCGGATAACGAACATCGGTTAGTTAGTAAAATAATTAGGGACCGCGACATAATCCCTGCCTTACATGTCGGATTAAATGAGACTTGGTTTTTAGATGAAGATAACAAGAAGGTTTGGAAGTTTGTTCGCAATCACTATAGCGAATACAGTGAGGTTCCAACCGCAGTAGTTGTTAAAGACCACTACCCAAACTATAAAGTTTTAGATGTTGAAGATTCAATAAACTATTTGTTAGACACCATAGTTACATTTCGCCGCAATCTCTTAACACGTCAGGGGTTAGAGCAGGCGGTTGAAGCACTGGGGTTACAAGACCATGATGCTGCACTATTGGTTATGGAAGGTACCATAGCAAGAGTAAATGAACAGGGTGTTCTTGGTACACATGAAATTGATTTAACTAAAAATACAGAAGAACGATATAGAGACTATAAGGCGCTACAAAACCAAGAGTTTCTAGGAGTACCCACAGGGTTTATAAAGATTGATGAAGCAACTGCGGGTCTACAAGGCGGTCAGTTAATAACTTTTATCGCTCCCCCCAAGACTGGCAAGAGTCAAATAGCGCTACAGGTTGCGATAAACACCCATAAACTTGGCAAGATACCAATGTTCCAATCATTTGAAATGAGTAACCAGATACAACAGCAACGACACGACTCTATGAGGGCTCACGTAGACTTCTCCCGTCTACGTCGCGGAAAGTTAACAGCAACTGAAGAAGCAAGATACATCGACATCTTAAATGAGATGGAGAATGAGCACCCATTTCATCTAGTTGATGCAGTTAACGGCCTTACTGTTTCAGCGTTATCGGCAAAGATTGAACAGATAAAACCAGACATCGTCTTTGTAGATGGTGTCTATCTAATGCTGGATGAGGTCACTGGGGACTCCAACACACCGCAAGCACTGACAAACATTACCCGTTCCCTAAAGAGGTTGGCTCAAAGGATAGACAAACCAATAGTAATGACTACACAAACTCTGTTGTGGAAGATGCGCGGAGGAAAAGTTACTGCAGATTCAATTGGTTATTCGTCTTCATTCTTTCAAGACTCCGACGTAATTCTAGGGCTAGAGTCAGTGGAAGATGATGATTCGATACGCCTACTAAAGGTTGTGGCATCTCGTAACTGTCCTCCAGTAGAGACTGCAATCACCTGGCGATGGGAAACTGGTTGCTTCCACGATGAGTCAGAGATGACGACGTGTACGTACTGCGCTAATTGGGGCAGACTGTGATTGATGTAGAGAAGGTTCTCGCTTCTTTAGATATAACGCTGTACTCACAGCGTGGTGTTGAGGTTAATGGGTTATGTCCTATGCATAAAGAACGCGTAGGAAAGGACGACCAGCATCCATCTTGGTGGATTAACACCGAGTCTGGTGCTCACATTTGTTTTTCGTGTGGGTATAAGGGAAACCTTTATACACTCGTTTCCGATTTAAAAAAGACGGGCTACTATGATGCCAGAGAACTTATCAATACAACCACAGAGTTACCTATTAGCGCATTACAGAGGCGTATAAAAGATTTACCAGAGTATGTCCATGCCTCGGAACCGATTGGTATCTCTGAAGCACGGTTAGCGGTGTATTGCGACCCACCACTATCTGAGTTAAAGAAGCGCTTCATAACGGTAGAGACAGCAAAGCATCACGGAGTTTTGTGGGGTATAAATAATTCTGCTTGGATTTTCCCCATTAGAAATCCAGATGACTACTCATTGTGGGGGTGGCAAGAGAAGGCCGCTAGTGGAAGGTTCTTCCGTAATCAACCACAGGGAGTGAAGAAGTCGAGGACAGTATTTGGTGTAGAAGTAATGAGTGAAGAGACTCTGCTAGTTGTTGAGTCCCCACTAGATGTTGTAAGGCTAGCCGCTGCTGGAGTTTCTGGTGCTATCTCAACATACGGCGCCCTACCGAGTGTGGACCAAGTAAAGATAATGCGTCGTGCTAAGAGGGTAATAGCAGCCTTTGATAACGACCCTGCTGGTAAAAAGGCCTGTGAAATTCTGCATCCACTTGCTAAAAAGTATGGGATTTCTTTATCGTATTTTGATTACACTGGGATTGATGTAAAGGACCCAGGAGATATGGTTGATGCCGAAATTTATTTGGGCATTAAAAATTCTAAAGACTCTATTTACGGAGCAAAGGCCTACCTATGATGGACTTACGTGGTGTTCCCACACATGTATGCGTCTGTGGTTCCACAGTCTGGAACGTTAAAGCAATGTTTGCAGATGGAGAGATATCGCTTTATATGCTTGAGATGGAATGTTATGTGTGTGGTTCTTTAGCAACTGCTCCGACTCCTGGAGATGCTTTTGTTTAAGGGAACTCTAAAGCCATATCAACCAGAAGCAGTAGACATGATGATTGCTCGTAAAACTATTCTTGTTGCATATGAAATGGGTCTTGGAAAAACTCCCATGACGATTGCTGCATTAGAAGAACTACGAAATACAAAAGAATTAAAAGGACCAGTTCTAGTAATCGTGTTATCTAGTTTAAAATATCAATGGCAAAAAGAAATTATTAAATTTTCTGACTCTGCAGTAACGGTGGTAGATGGAACAAAACCTATTAGACAGTCTCAGTACTCTACGCACAAGAACGTAGACTACGTGGTCACTAATTATGAGTCTGTAGTTAATGATTGGGATATCGTACGAGCAATAAAGTGGGGAGCAATTATTTGTGATGAGGCTACCGCTATTAAGGGCTTCCGTTCCCAACGCAGTAGAAAAGAGACACCATTGAACGTGACCCTCTAAAGATTGCCTTTGATAAACCTGGGCTATATCTGTACAAGTATATCTCCGCTGAATTAACTGAAGAATTAATCGAGGCCAAGCATTTACTGGGTGCTGGTTTTTCATTGGTGGCTCATTACGGACAAGGGCATAAGCCAGGAAGTCCTGCAGATATGATGCGGGGTTCTATCATGTCAAAAATAACCGCCTTAAGAATGTTGTGCGACCACCCAGGGCTATTACACGATAGCGCTCATAAGTTTTCATTACAGATGGGAGAAGGAAGCGCCTACGCCCACAGCCTTAAAGAGCGGGACTTACTTATCCCTACAAAATCTTCCAAGTTAGAGTTACTTACCAAGTACGTGTCCGACCACCTAGATACGGACCCAGAAGCCAAGGTAGTTATCTTTACATCTTATGTCGGAATGCTTGCTCGAATTCAGGAGAGTGTCGGTGGCACCTTATACACTGGAAGTATGAACTCCAAGGAGAAGGAAGCCAGCAAAGAAAGGTTTCTTACTGACCCAGAGTGTCGGGTGTTCATCTCATCAGATGCTGGCGGCTATGGCATCGACCTGCCTATAGCAAACCTGCTAATAAACTACGACCTACCCTGGAGTGGTGGGCTAGCCATCCAGAGAAATAGTAGAATTAAGAGAGCGTCTAGCCGTTGGCCCACCATAACCATTCAGAACATGCTAATGGAAGGCTCCATAGAAGAACGCCAACAGGAGATGCTTCAACAAAAGAACGCTGTAGCAGATGCAGTTATGGATGGTGCTGGAATAAACGCCAAGGGTGGGATTGACATGACCGTAGGTAGTCTGATAAGTTTCTTATCTAAAGAAAAGATATGAGGGGTTAATTATGGCAAGAGTAAAAGAACAAAAACCTAGAATGACAGATGACAATGACTTGGTTACTCAAGCAAAAGAATATGCAGTTATAAAAAAACAAATGGAGTATTTAGAAAAGCAACAAAGAATCCTAAAGGCTAAACTCTTTGAACACATAGAACTTGAGGGAGAGCCAGACGATAAAGGAAACATTATTCTAGAGTTACCTCTAGAAGTTGAGGGCTTCATTACTGTAATGAAACAACGCCGTGTTTCTAGAAAGATTAATGATGAGGCCGCTATTGAAATTATTGCAGCCAAGGGTCTTGAGGATAAGTTGTACAAAACAATCCGTGTAGTAGATGAAGATGAACTTATGGCGGCACTCTATAACGACGAACTTACAGAGGAAGAAGTGGATGAAATGTACCCACCAAGTATTGTGTGGGCACTGGTGTTAGGTAAGAAGTAATAAGTGGCTGGGTTACGTAGCGATGATGAAATTGAACGGGCTTTTGCTGGCCTAGAGTATATTCCTGGCTCCAAAAGAAAGCGTCGTGAAATAACCCCACAGAATTCTCGCCGTAAAAGCGGAGAGAGTAATGGGTGGGATGCAAATCCCATCATTAAACGATTGGGTGGAGTAGAGACCGAAGTGTTTACAATCCGTGCACTAGCACTGGCATTGGAAAAGACTATGGTTACTATCCGCCTATGGGAACGAAAAGGGTACATACCACAAGCACCGTATCGACTTCGGGCTAAGACCTTACAAGGTAAAAAAACTGGAGGAAATAGGGTGTACACAAGAGCACTGATTGAATCTGCTATGGAAGAGTTCAGTCGGAGAGGCTTACTTGGCTCGGCTCGTGTAGAGTGGAGTCAGTACCATGGGTTAACTGACGTCCTTATAAAACGTTGGAAAGCAATTACATCAACCGAGAGCCAGACTTAACCATTGTCTTTGTACACTAGGTTACGCCGAGCCTCATTACCGAAAGAAGAATAAGCATGGCAATAACAAAACCAATAGAAACCGCTATTGATTTTCCTCCACAAAAAGTTTCATCTATTAGTCATCTAGATGAAGACAGTGAAGCAGCAGTTCCAAAGATTGGAACAACTATTCAGCAGGGTTGGGATGCAATAGAGTCTAGGTGAGGCCTGTCCTATGTGTGACGTCCTTGGGGATAAGCCCCGTGGTAAGTTTGCATTCAACGTACTTGTGCTATCTGGTGAAACCCAGGGAGTACAAATTTTGACAGCACCACCAGTGTTTGCTCGTCAAATTAAAAAGTCTCATGATGATGATAGGAAGGGACCCCTTTCTAAAGAGTTCTGGGAAGTTTCTCGTTCAGGTATGGGCCCAACTACGCAATACGAATTAAACTTCGTGCGTGGTCGAGACCTGATGGAGGAATGGAAGTTGGACATCACAAGTGTTCAAGAGTTAGTAGCGGCCGCTGTGCCATACACAGCAGAAGCAATCCGTGAGACCCCTCGCTCTGAGATGCTCGAGGTTGCTCGCTCCGTCGTTTAAGACGTTTCCAAAAATAGTTAGGGAGTCTGAGTTGGTGATTACTCGGGCTCCCTTTCTACTAAGTTTTAGGGGGTGTACATGAATATAGTTACCACAAAAGAACAACTCAAAGAACTTGTTGAGTTCTATTCTACTGTAGATGCTTTTGCTTTTGATGTTGAGTCTGTGGGCGATAATAGATTGCAACCCGTTGTTAACGAAGTGTTATGGGTTTCACTAGCAACAGAGGGACGAACAGACGACACAATGATGGCTGCGTTTGTACTCGACAACAGAAGTCGTGGAAGCCTTGGGTTAGCCGCTTGTGCAGAGAGGGTGTTAGGAATAAAGGTTGAAAAAGGAATTGGTGCAATGGTAGAGGCGCACTCCTTTAGTGATGTGGCGCACTACTCTGGGCTTGACTCAGAAGTAACTTGGAAACTCTATAAAAAATTAAAAGATGAACTTACTGGTAGTTTACAAAACGTCTGGAATCTAGAGATGGGTATCGTAAGTGTGTTATGTGACATGGAATTAGCAGGAGCAACTATAGACGTTCAAGAGTTGCGGAGTTTAAAGGTTCGTATAGAAAAAGACATTGATAATGCAAAAGCCAAAGCATGGAAACTTGTAGGTACCCCCTTCTCCATGAACTCTGTGAGAGAGAAACAGAAACTTCTTTTTTCTTCTAAAGAAGATGGTGGTAGGGGTATTAAACCCAACGTAAAAGTGAACATTGCTTTAACGGCAAAGGGCCGACAAATCGCAGCAACTAATCCTCAGTTGTTAAGCATTTATCAATACTCTGTTTCCGCAGATGCTCTAGAGTTTTATAGAAGTAAAGACGAAGTGGTAGAGGCTATTCTGGAATACCAAGATTTAAATAAGTTAATGACTACATATGTAGTCCCCTATCTTGGAGGAGAAATTACCCATACAGTTATGGGTAAAGAGAAGGTAACGGAGAAGAAGAGTCTCCTTATTAATGGGAAGGTTCACACAAACTTTAAATCACACGGAGCAGAAACAGGAAGGTTTTCTTCTTCGGACCCTAACCTACAAAACATTCCTAGTAGTGGAGAGTACGGGAAGTTAATCCGCAATCTATTTATTGCTCCTAAAGGGTATAAGTTAATTGTGGCTGATTACTCACAGATTGAACCACGAATCATTGCGTCCTTTTCCCGTGACCCCATCATGTTACAAAACTATAAAGAAAACAAGGACATCTATATCACCATCGGTAATACGATGGGTGTAGACCGTAAGGCAGGAAAGGTTCTTGTTCTATCTATTGCGTATGGGGTGGGTCCAGAAAAGATTGCTCAATATATTGGGTGTTCAGTAAAAGACGCAAAGGAGTTATTAAATCGTTTCACTGAACAATTTAGTTCGATAAAAAAATATCGAGAAAGAGTTATTCGACAAGCAGTAGCCCAAGGTAGTCCGACTCCATATGTCTTAACTGTTTTTGGAAGGCGCCGATACATACCAGACCTAAAAACAAGTGACAGGGGGCTACGGGCAAGAGCAGAAAGACAGGCCTTTAATACAGTAATTCAAGGTTCTGCTGCAGATTTGATGAAATTAGCAATGATAAGAGCCCATTCATGTTTTGTTGATGAACCAGATGCAAATGTAATCTTGACTGTACACGATGAGTTGGTTACAGTTGTCCGTACTGAGTTGGCAGAAGAGGCAGCGGACGCCATCCGCGTGTCGATGGAAGGAATAAGCCTTCCAGAAATTATAGTTCCTCTTATTGCCGACATAAAGATAGTAGATAAGTGGGGTCAAGCAAAGTGAGTAATGCAGACTGGTGGGCTAAACAATTTGGTGCACAACAAGTACCGCAGACTCGTCCCGCAGATAACCCGATGCCACCTTCACAAATGCCAATGACACCATATGTCCCTCCGCAACAGCGCCCTCTACAGAGTAAGGCATTGAGCGCAAATCAAACTCAAGTATGTCCTGACTGTGGTTCTGGTAACTACATGTCACCAGCACAAAATATTGGTCTGAGATGTTACGACTGCGGTTATCCACTACAACAATCGGGAAGTAGATTTGGCGCTTTAACGGGTGCAAAGATTGAGGGCAATGTAAGGGGTGCTATTGGAAATGATGGAAAGAGTAATTGGAATCCGCAAGGGATTATCGGAAGAATTAACGAATGAGTACACTGTCTAGTTTTGACTTAGACTTAAGTTATGGACAACAAGGCGAAGCCCTCGTTGAAGAGTTGCTTACACACGGTAAGAAAATCGAAGTAAAGCGTGACCGTCAATGGAAAAGAACGGGAAATGTTTACATAGAAGTTGAGTGTTATTTTCACCGAATAAAAAATTGGGCACCTTCAGGGTTAATGATTACTGAAGCAGACTACTGGGCATTTGTGTTAGAAGAAGCCGTTTTAATGGTTCCCACAGACGCTTTGCGTTATGCAATAAAGGAATTTGGGGTAGAAATTACTTGTGAAATCCCACCAAATAGAAGTAAAGGATTTCTTTTAACTGTAAAAGAAATTTTAAGGGCGATTAAGGAATACAAGGGGTGATTACAGATGAAGCAAAAAAAATCGTTGCACAACTCAACAAGAAGTTTGGGGAAAACGTTGTTGTTTTCGCTTCTGATATTAGGGGTGACCTTATTCCTCGTTTTACCACTGGCTCTACTACATTGGACTATGTCCTTGGAGGAGGATTTCCTGGAAACCAATGGAATGAATTAATTGGTGAACCCGCTCACGGAAAGACTGCCGTTGCGCTAAAGGCTATTGCTGCAAATCAAGCAAAGGACCCAGACTTCACAACCGTATGGGTGGCAGCAGAGCAGTGGGTTCCGACTTACGCGAAAATGTGCGGCGTAGACCCTAGTCGTGTCATAGTTATTGAAACAAGCGTTATGGAAGAGGCGTATCAAGCAGTAATTCAATTTGCTGAATCAAAAGCCGTAGATGCAATCGTTATTGATTCCTTACCAGCGTTATCCCCATCTCCTGAAATGGAGAAGGACATGAGTGAGATGACTATTGGCCGTGGTGCTCTACTAACGAACAAGTTCTTCCGTGTCGTAGGGGCAGCCATGAAGCGCTCTCTTGTCGAAACTGAGAGACCAATACTGGGGATAGTAATAAACCAGTATCGGATGAGGATAGGAGTGATGCATGGAGACCCACGAACAACGCCAGGTGGTGAAGGAAAGAACTACGCATTCTTCACTCGTTGCGAAATTCGCAGAGATGAATGGATTGAAATAGGTTCTGGTAATAACAAGGTACGTGTAGGTCAAAGAATTAAAGTCAGAACATTAAAGAATAAGACAGCACCACCGCAACGTGTTGCTTATTTTGATTTTTATTTTGCTGAAGGGGGAGAGTGTCTTCCTGGAGAGTACGATTTTGCTAAGGAAGTTGCGTCCCTAGGCGTTGTTATGGGCGTCATCACTCGTAAGGGTGGCTGGTACTACTACGGTGAGCGTAAGTGGCAGGGAATTGAGTCTGTTATTGCAAGTATCCGTGAAGAGATTGAGTTAAAAGCCGAAATAGAAAAACTAGTATTCACATCTACTAAACTACCTTTGACTGGAGAAGCAGATGAGTAGAGGGTTTAACGTTATCGATACCGATTGGGCACATGATTTAGAGAAGGGGGTTGAAGACTATACCGACATGCTCTTTGAAGCGGTATATGAAGGTAGCGAAGACGTAATTCCTGAGACTTTATCTGGAGAGTTATTCTGTGGTTGTTCTGCATGCTTCTGGCGTGAAGCGCTGTTCTATATTGCTCCTAGATTATTGGAGGGCTATGAAGAAGGAAAAATAGAACTTGAAGACTAAGGGTCAGATAGAATCTAAGAAGCATGAGAAGAGACTTGCCAAAGTAATTGGTGGCTCTGTAAATGCTGCTTCAGGTGCATTTTGGTCTAGAAAAGGAGATGTTAGAAGTGATGACTTACTCGTCGAACACAAATGGACGGGTAAGAAACAGATAACTATCAAATCCGAAGTATTAAAAAAGATAGTAACAGAAGCAATTCTTGACGGACGAACACCAGTCCTTGGTATTCACCTTGATGGAGAGAACTATGTCATTCTTACCGAGAATGACTACTTAGAGATGAGGGAGAAACTGAATGGTGCTTAATAGATGGACGAACCAGAGTACGCCTGGAGATACGATGCAAGATGTCGTGGTCAAGACACAGACCTCTTCTACCCTCCCCGAGATAAAGAAAAGTACACAGTCATTGCCAATAAAGCCAAGACCTTCTGTTTCGGTGAAAATGGAAGGAACCCGTGTCCCGTTAGAGGAGAGTGCCTATGGGATGCAGTAAAAAGAGATGAACCCCACGGAATATGGGGCGGCCTATCGCATCGAGAACGTAATGCTCTAGTAAGAAAGTGGAAAAAGAAATACGAGAAAATTGCCAAGACTCCGTACCAAAGAGTTTTAGAAAGTGAGCACATATCTGAAGAGGTCAAAGAGAAGTTGCGTATTGAACATGCAAAACTTAATCCGC